ATTTTATGGGTGAACCTATTACTTATTCTTCAAATGAAGAAGAAGTATTAAAAGAATTAAATCTAATTTTTGAATATAATGATGAAGCAGATGAAAATGTAGAATTAGCAAAAAATGCATCTATTTATGGAGCTGCTTATGAAATGTTATATGTAGATGAAGATGGAGCTTTACGTTTTAAAAGATTAGATTCTAAAGAATGTATTCCAGTTTACGATGATACTATCGATAACGAGTTATTATATTTAATTAGATACTACTTACAAAAAAATATTGTTGATGATAAGAATTATATGTATATTGAAATCATTGACAAAGAAAAAACTTCAAGATATAAAGCCGGTGAGACTGGGACTAATATGGAATTAATTGAAGAGATTCCGCACTATTTTGGTTTAGTTCCTGTTGCTATTTATAAAAATAATGAACAAGAAATAGGAGATTTCGAGAACGTAATTTCTTTAATCGACGCCTATGATAAGTTAGAGAGCGATTCATTGAATGATTTTGAATACTTCTGCGATGCATATCTTGCTCTAATCGGATTCACAGCAGATGCAAATGATGTTGCTGATATGAAAAAGAATAGAGTGCTATTGTTAGACAAAGATACAGATGCTAAATGGTTAATTAAAGATGAACAAGATACAACTGTTGAAAATCTAAAAACAAGAATTGATAAAGATATTCATAAGTTCAGTAAGTGTCCAAACTTATCAGATGAAAATTTCGCATCTAATTCAAGCGGAAATGCAATCAAATATAAAATGGTTGGAACTGAAAACTTAATCGCAATTAAAGAAAGAAAGTTTAAGAGAGGTCTTCAAAGAAGATTAGAATTGATCTCTATTGTTCAAGGTATTAAGTTGAGCGAGTTCGATTGGAGAGCTATTGATATCGTATTTACTCGTAATTTACCGTCTAACGATACCGAAATTGCTTCAATGGTTAATACATTATCGAATGTTGTATCAACTGAAACTCTATTAGCACAACTTCCTTTTGTTGAAGATGTTCAAGCGGAAATGCAACGCTTAGAAAAAGAGAAAGAAAACAATCCTTTCTATGATATCAGATTAGGATTAACAGGAGAAGGAGAAGAAAGCAATAATGGAGCACAAGAAAGAAATAACGAAGAAGAGGAAAGATTACAATAATCTAAAGAGTTACGACGATGAATTAGATATTGTTCTTGAATTACTGGGACACGCGAAGCATGTTGAGAAAGAAATTATCCAAGAATTTGAAAAAATCCTTATGGAACTTTGTGAGTTATATAAACTTGAATTTCCTTTCTATTTTAAAGGCAACGTGCTTAACAAAAGAGAATTTCAGAAATTACTTTTATCTTTGTCAACTTCAAAAAGTGGTTTAAATACACACATAAAAGAAGTTATTAATCAAATGACTGACAAAGTTAATGAGCTACAACGAAATCGATTGATGGCCTGGTTAATCTTGGATTACGAATTGACTGCACAAAAAACTGCACAGTCATTAGGAATTGATTATAACAAATTTCAACAAATGCAGACTCATCAGAACAAACAAGATATTGTAACTCAATCTTGGTGTAAAGATGGGAAAACATTTTTAGATAGAGTCTACGATAATACAGTAGACATGGAAGCAAAACTAAGAGCGGTGATTCTACAAGGCATTAAGGAAGGTTGGTCTTTAGAAAAAATGTCTGAACATTTTCGTCAGATAACTGGCGTTGCCGCTTACAAGGCTTCCCGTTTAATTAGAACAGAAACTATGGCTGTCTATTCAAAGGCAACCAGAGATATGTTTTTGGATAATGGCATCGAGTATATTGAAATTATCGGTGATGCCGTTTGCGGAGGTATTTGCTTAGATTATGTAGGCGAGGCCGTTCCGCTAAGAGATGCACAAATAGGTATTGACTTGCCGCCTTACCATCCTAATTGTGCTTGTAGCTTTTGCTCTTACACAGAGTTCGATGATGAACCAAGCATTAGCTATTATTATACAGAAGAATAAAAAATGGGCGGAACGAAACAATTCACATTCTGTGATTTTAACATTATAATGAATTATAGAGGGCTGTAACTCATTGCAGGGACGGAACTCGAGAAAGGTAGAGATAAACGATGGAAATTAATAATAATTCACAAGAAACAAACACTACTGTAACAGGAGCAGAACAAAATGTAACTGGGACAGAAACTACTAAAGAGAATGAAGGTAGTAAAACTTATACTGAAGCTGAAGTTCAAGCTATGTTGCAACAAGAGGCAGACAGACGTGTAACTGCCGCACTTAAAAAACAACAACTTTCGTTTGAAACTAAAATGGCGGAAGCAGAAAAGTTAAGAGGAATGGATGAAGCTCAAAGAAAAGAATATGAGTATAATCAAAAAATAGTTGAATTAGAAAAAAGAGAAAGAGAATTCAACTTAACACAAAATAAATTAGAAGCAAGTAAAGTTTTAGCTAATAGAAACTTGCCTATTGAATTTGTAGATTATATTGTGGCTGAAGATGCAGATACAATGTTAGATAATATTAATATTTTTGAAAGAGCATTTAAGGCTGCTGTTGCTGATGAAGTAACAAAGAAATTGGCTTCTCCGACACCAAAAAGTGGCTCAGCAAAACAAACAGGATTAACTAAAGAAGAGTTCTCAAAAATGAACTTAGCGCAACAAGCGGAAATCTATAGAACAAATCCAAGTTTATATAAAGAGCTAACAACAAAATAAAATATAGATAGGAGATTATAAATTATGGCACATAAAGTTTATGAAAACTTTGTATTAGAAAACAAAATTGAAGACATTTTATTAACAGCTGTTGATTTACAATCATACATGACTGTTGATACATCATTAACACAAGAACCTGGAATGAAAAAAGTTATCCACACTTATACAGCTACAGGTAATGTAGAAGACTTAGCAATGGGAGAAGGAAATTCAGAAGCTATCGAAGTTAGTTTCACATCTGCAGAATATGATGTTAAAACTACTCAAGGTAAATTCCAATACTTCGATGAACAAGAAATGACTGACCCAATGGTAGTAGACACTGGATTAGAAGGAGTAGCTAAGAAAATCATCAACGATTTCACAACTAAAGCAATCGCTGAATACGACAAAGCTACATTAGAAGAAACAGCTACAGCTTGGTCATTTGACGTAGTTGCTGATGCAATCGCTAAATTAAACGTTGAAGACGAAACTGGTTTATTCTTATTAATCTCTCCAGCTGACAAAGCTGCATTCAGAAAAGCATTAAAAGATGACTTAAAATATAGTGAAGCTTATGTAAGAACTGGATATATCGGAACAGTTTGCGGAGTTCCAGTAATCGTATCTAAAGCTGTTGCAGCTAACAAAGGATACTTAGCAAATAAAGACGCAGTTACATTATTTATCAAAAAAGGTTCTGAAATTGAACAACAAAGAGATGCAGACATCAGAAGTAACGAAGTATTTGCAAGAAAAGTTGCTGTTGTTGCATTAACTAACGCTACTAAAGCTGTTAAAATTTCAATTAACGCTTAATTAATAAAACAACTAAATTTAAATTAAAATTTAATTAAAGGAGTAAATTTATGTTAGAAAAGATTAAAATTTTATTAGGCATCAAAGATGATAGCCGCGACGAATTATTAAATGTTCTAATTGCTTTATGTAAAGATGAAGCTATTGACTTTTGTAATTTAAAAGAATACTCTAACAAGTTAGACTCCGCCGTTATAAATATGGTTATCGAGAGATACAATAAATTAGGAACTGAAGGAACAACTTCAGTTTCTACTAACGGTATAAACGAAAGTTACATTGATGGATACAGTGAAATTACTTTATCCAAATTAAGAAAAAATAGAAAGGTGAAATGTGTATAATGGTTTTTAGAGATAACTTAATTCAAGTTAAAACAGAACAAGTCCCTGATGGTATGGGCGGTTTTATCTCTAAAGAAAACACACAAACTTCTATTCTTTGCAAGGCTTCCTTAAATACCAGTCCGGAGGTGGCTACCGCATACGGAACAAACGGTGAACAAGTTTTATATGTGGTGTCTCGTGAAGGATTGGATAAGGAAGCCTTTTATTTGTTTATGGAAAAGAAATACACTGTAAGAATGCAAACAGATAATAATCGTTTATACTATTCTACTTTAGTAGAAGTAAAATAAACTCTGAAAGGAGACAAAGAAATGTTTATTATAGATAATGATACAGATACTATGACAATAGTAAAAAAAGATACTGCTTCTTTCTTTGTTGCTCTTGATAATTACATGTTAAGCGAAGGAGACAGAGTAATTTTCACAGTTGCGAAAGAAGTAGAACAAGAAACACCTGAATTACAAATTATCGTAGAATCTTTTATCGATGGAGGAGCTATGGTAGTTTTAACTTCAGAAGATACAAATTTAGAAGTTGGAGAATACAAATATGATGTTCAAGTAAATACTAAAGATGGTAGAGTTGACACTATTGTAGGACCAGCGAAATTTAAAGTGATTGGAGGAGTGACTTACTAATGGAAAAGAACTTAATAGTAAAAGAGCTTTCTGTTACGAGTAAGTTATCTCCTAAATCTTTCACTGCAGGAGATGAAATAGTTTTAATCCCAGGACCTCAAGGAGAACAAGGTCCTAAAGGGGATTCCGCATTTGATGTTGCTGTTGCAGAAGGTTTTAAAGGAACAGAAGCAGAATGGTTAGCATCATTAGTTGGACCTAAAGGAGACGAAGGTAAACAAGGACCTGCAGGAAGAGATGGTATTCAAGGACCTCAAGGTCCACAAGGAGAGATTGGTCCACAAGGCCCTCAAGGTGAGCCTGGTAAAGATGGATCAATAACTTTCGAAGAATTAACAGAAGAACAAAAAGAAACTTTAAGGGGACCTCAAGGTATTCAAGGACCAAAAGGTGATAAAGGTGACCCAGGAGAAAAGGGTGCTGATGGACAACCTGGAAAAGATGGTGCTCAAGGGCCTCAAGGTATCCAAGGAGAAAAGGGAGACAAAGGTGACACTGGAGAACAAGGTATTCAAGGTGAACCTGGTGCTAAAGGTGATAAGGGAGAACCTGGTGTTTATGTAGGAGCTACAGAACCAACAGATCCTGAAGCGCTAATCTGGATTAATCCTGAAGGTGCGGAAACTGAAGAAATTGCTACTAAAACTTATGTAGATGAAGCAATTGCCGCAGCATTGGAGGGAATCGAAAATGGCACTTACTAATAAATTAAACGCAATCGGAGATGCGATAAGAAACAAAACAGGAAAGAGTGAATTACTTACTCTTGATGCAATGGTTACTGAAATTGAATCTATTGAAACAGGTGGAGGAGATTTTGAACCTGTTGTTTTAACTGGAGAATGTACATATGCATGTGCCAATCCCGCATGGAATCAATTCTTTTCAGAAACATCTTCAAAAGATATAACAAAAGCAGATTATATGTTTTTTCTAAATGGCACTCTTGAAGAAATACCATTTGATTTAAACTTTAAAGAAAATCCAAGTGAAGGTATTAGTTGCCG